CATTACTTCTAACTTTTGTATTCAATTCAGCAACTACGGAACGAATATTCTCCATGATGCTGTAGTTTGAGTTTTGGAAGTTCAAAGCCTCAGGTCTGAAGTTACGGTTACCGAAACCTAAAGAAGAAGAACCAGACATCAATACATCAGTAGAAGAATTTAAGTGATTGTATCTCAAACTCAATTTGTTCTTATCGTTGATATTGTAGTCAAACTTTACCAAGAATTTTTGAGATAAAGTTTCGTTATCATAATCTTGATAAGGACCAGTTTCGTAGTCAAATTTATCTCGTAGGAAAGTACTCAATCCATCTAAATCGGATTTAAGAACTCGTGTTACATTACCAGTAATTGGTTCACTTCCATTATTAGCTCTCCATGTAGTTCCTGGTCTTGTTTCTGAGTCATCTTCGTAAGATGCGAAGAAGAATAGTTTGTCTTTAACAATAGGACCACCAATTCTGAAACCTTGTTGTTTGTAAGTAAAGTCACCAGGATTGAATGTGTTTACTCCTGCCTTAGTTCCTACATTATTGTTATTTCTCCAGAAATAATAAGCAGAACCTGAGAATTCGTTAGTACCTGAACGAGTTACGGTGTTTACACCGGCACCAGTAAAGTTACCTTGTCTCACATCATAAGGAGCCACATTTACTGAAATTTGTTCAATCGCATCCAAAGAGATTGGAGATACACCTGTTCTACCACCTGGGTTAGAACCAGAACCCAAACCAAATGAGTTGTTGAAGTAAGAACCATCGACTGTAATGTTGTTCAATCTACCATCTTGTCCAGCAAAAGAGTTGCCAGATGCTTGTGGAGTCAATCGTGTAAAATCATTAATATTTCTTGAAATAGTTGGCAATCTATTCAAGTTTTGATTGGTGATACCAGTAGAAGCACCAGTTCTTTCAGAACTAAATACTGGATTCTTTTCACCTACAACGAGTACTTCTCCTAATACTGATTCTTCAGTTTTTAATGAAAAATCTAAATTTGAGGTTACACCGAGACTCAAAAATACACCATCTACTTTTGATACAGAATAACCAATAAAGGATGTAGATACTACATAAGGTCCACCAATTCTCATGTTTGGAATGAAATATCTACCTTCCATGTTAGATACTGCATTGTATTTAGTTCCAGATGGGGTATGTACTGCAGTAATTACTGCTCCAGGCAATGATTCACCTTCGTTTGACCCAACTTGACCTGAAATACTAGCAGTTGTTACCCCCTGCGAATACGCAGTAAAACTCATCATCAACATGAGCAAAGTAACAAAACTAAACTTCATTAAGTTTTTTAAATTGTTTTTCATACTTTTTTTCTTTTTTTTAAATTAAACATAACACTTTACTACTCTACAATAAATGTGGTTTTGCCTCATTGATTCCCGAATTCGTCACTACAACATACCGAGGTCTGAATTCTTTTAATGAACTCGCACCTCCATAAGATAATGCAGATTTCACACCATCCAATAAGCCATTGATGATGAATTTTACTCCACCTTTGTATGGGATTGTTGTTGATTCTCCTTCCACATTTCTTTCTTGTTGCCCATGAACCGATTTAGTCTCTAACGATGCCGAACCTCTATATCTTTTGTAGAGACCTTTTGGAGTTTCAATTATTTTACCAGGAGCTTCATCTGTTCCTGCTAATAATGAACCCAACATTACAGAACTTGACCCCAATGCAAGTGCTTTAGAAATATCACCAGATGTTCTAATTCCCCCGTCTGCCATAACAGGAGTTTTAGCAACTTTAATGATTTCCTCCAAACAACTTACATTTGGTATACCAAAACCTGTTTTTATTCTTGTTGTACAAAGTGAACCTCCACCGATACCAACTCTTAGCCCATCTACTCCTGCTTTTTCTAAATCTATTGCAGCTTGGGCAGTAGCGATATTACCAGCTATGATATCAACTTTGTCATCAAGATTGTTTTTACACCACTTTATCATTTCTAAAACATTTTTGTGGTGACCATGAGCAACATCTATCACAAGGATATTTGCTCCGCTATCAACTAGTGATTTGGCTCGTTCTTTATCCGATTCTGATACTCCTATTGAAGCCATAATAGGTATTGAAGCAATTTCTGAATGCCATGTATCATACATTATTCCCCAATCTTCAAAAGGTCCACCAAACCCTTCTCCATAAATTCTATGATATAATGATTTTACAATTTTGGATTGCTCTTCAATACTCATAAATCTATGAATGCAACCAACACCCCCCATCAAGAACATTTTGAAGGCCATTTCTTCTCCGCACACCGTATCCATAGGAGATGCTACGAGTGGATTTAAAAGACCATATCTTCTTGATACGAGGGTGTTAAGATTGATTTGTGTTCGAGAGGGTATGTGAGAATATTGTGGTACTAATTGGATGTCATCGTAAGTAAGATGATAATTCATATAACTTGTATTTTAATCTTGATTTTCAGTTAGTAATTGTTTTTCCGAAGTTGGCGGAGTTGGTTCTGTTTGTGTGAGGGTATAGTGCCAACTACTCCCACTCGGATATCCAGATGCAGTTCCTGATGTAGTAAATGTTACAAATTGTGGAGTTGCGTATGTAATTGAACTTTGACCAGGTGTTGTTGTAATCGTTCCTATGGATGTTGTTCCAAATGAACCCGTATTACAATTTATTGTATATGGATTATTTGGGTCTACATAGTGTGGATGTTGCCAAGTAGGAAACGAGTGTGTATTTGGTGCAGTATTTGGAGTATTGATTGGAAAAGTTAGTGTTGGTTCATCATTAACCTTTGCCAATGTATCTTTTAATGCATCCCATTGTTTGGGTGTTATATTATATTCATGTACTCCTTGAGTAAATCCTTGTAACCAAAGGACGAATTCTTTTGATGTCATTACTTTAAAATTCCAATTAGTTCATGTTCTCTGAATAATAAGTATTCTTCATCACCCAATTTGATTTTATTGGTTGCCTCGTCTTTTGAATAAAGAACTCTATCACCAACATTCACACTCATTGGAATTGAATTACCAGTTTGAGAAAATAATCCAGTACCAACTGCAATCACTTCTCCTACAATTTTCTGTCCTCTACTGATTGAATCATTTAGAATCAATCCTCCTTTTGATTTTTGTTCTACTTGGTCTGGTTTTACTAAAACTCTGTCACCAAGTGGTTGAAAATTTGTTTCCATATTATATATTTAGTTTTAATTTTGTTATAACTTTAGGTTCTACTCCATACATTTCAATGAGTCTTCCGATTTGGCCTTCATGTATTTTAGAAAGGCCCGAGACTTAGGAATCAAATCAATCAATGCCAAGTAACAAGCCTTTGGTGGTACCTCTTGTAGATAAGGTTGTAACTGAGCAACCATACCAACCCATTCAGGATTCATTGAAAGGAATCGGAATATCATATAGTTTGACCAAGTTTTACGGTCGGACTCATCCAATTTATCCCAATACTTCGGGTCTTGTTCTTGGGTCACTGCCTTAATATGGTCAAATAATGTTTTTGCCATTACAATAAAGAATTTATTTCAATCAAACAAGCGGCCATAGGAATTTCTTTATCTATGGAATGAAAATGATTTGTTTGTCCTTGTGAAAGGGCAATGATTACATTAGCAGTGTTTGATGGTGCATACTCATCTACCTTATCATAAAGTAGGGTAAATAATTCAGTAAAATCTGTCACTCTACTATCAATCAAGGTTTGTCTGAGTTTCATATAACGATTTCTTTTATCATCATTTGATTTAAGAATATCCAAGATTTTCATCTTGTAATCGTTTTCTAATAGGTTCTGAACATCTACCTTTAATTCTCCTTTGTGAGAATTTAATTGACAAGTATTGATAATCTTACGAATATCAGGATAACCAGCATCAATGATAGGTACTAAATCCTTTGGTTCAAACTTTATATTTTCAGATTTAAGAATTTTAGAAATTTGAATTGCAACATCCTTTTTAGTTGGAGGTACAATTTGGAAAGTTTGACAACGAGATTGGATTGGTTCAATTACTTTCTCTACATAATTACAAGTCAAAATGAAACGGCAATGTTTGGAAAATGTTTCCATCAAGTTTCGTAGAATTGCCTGTGCGTTCTGGGACATATAATCAAACTCATCGAGAATAACAATTTTCAATGGTTTGAATCCAACAGTAGAGGCAAATCCCTTTACTTTGTTTCTTACCATATCCACATTGTTTTCATCCGATGCATTGATAATCATGTAATCACAATCTACTGATTTTGTAATCAGTTTGGCAAGTGTGGTTTTACCAGTACCTGCCCTTCCATAAAGAAGTAGATGTGGAACATCCCCACTTTCAATATAACCCTTTACTTTATCTTTTAGGTGGTCATTACCAACATAGTTTTCCAAAGTAGTTGGTCTGTATTGTTCTACCCAAAGAGAATTATCAACTTTTTGTGTTTCGTTATTATCTGCGAAGAATGCCATGTGGATTATTTTTTAACTAATTTCATATTGTAATTATTTACTTTTGGGGTTCTTTCAATCCCCTCCTTCAATACTAATTCTTGTTTAAACAATTTAGTATAGTCAATATGATGGTGTGGTCTTCCATCTTTGTGTCTCTTATTTGTAAAAGTTACGATGTCTCCCCAATTTTTCTTTAACTCATCAAACTTTTTTTGTAATCCACTAAACTTATCTTGCTGAGAATCTTTACCGAACTCATAAATAGTAGTAGTATTTCCACCCTTCATACTACCAGTTGTTTGTTTACCCGATAATAAGGCATTGAAGTTTACGGTGCACAAATCTCCAGTTGATAATACTCTAAGGGATAAATCAGTATCTTCGTTATAAGTACCTCTCCATCGCTCTTCCAATCGTTCATCTAATAACTTTGAGTTGATTAGGATACAAGAATAAGTACGCGTATTTCTAATGAATTGACCTCTACCAACATCTATTGCAGGAATGAATGATGCGTACTGGCAAGATACTAATCCTAGATTTTCATACCTATCACTAAAATCTTCCATGATTCTAAAAAATACACCATCTTTTACCTTCTTTTGGGTATTCTCATTCCATCTAAAAAATCCCAAGATGTTATCATCGATAATCCAATGTTTTTCATACCCTCTTTCTACTGAATGATGCCATACAAAGTTTCTCACAGGAATACCACCTTGTTTTCTTTCACTAAAATTCTCAGGTAATTTGATTACTTTGTTGATATCTATTCTTGGATTTGCAATATAGTTATCATATTCTGCTGGTTCTACACAAATACGAAAATCGATACCCATTTCTTCTAATGTATCGATTGTCATAGTTTTCTCCCATCTACCCTTTGTAATAACATAAATAGGATACTTTGGATGTATCTTATGGGTGAACTCGTATTCGTGTTCCTTTAATGGGTGCTCATCTAACTCGTAATGAATGTAATTGTGCACAGTTGGGTTATGGTTAAACATTTTAAAGAACTCAGCACGTTCCATCTCATTATTTAACTGAACCTCAAATACATACCTATCATGTAATGAATCAGACCACTTGAATTCTAGCATATCAAACCAATCATCGTTTTCCAAATCATGCCCATTCAAGTGGCCATAATCCAATTCATAATACAAGGTATAATCCCAGAACTTACCTTTGATTCTGGTATTATCTAATATTTCTTTTACTTTTTCTTTATTACTAGTGTGTACTTTCATTGATTTTACTTTCCCTCTAACCAATTTTTATATAAACTACCTTCTACTCTACAACTCATGTGGTCTGCCCAATGAATAATATATGGTAATTCGGTTTTCAACTCACCACCATCAGAGTAATTGATAAAATATTTCTTAGCCCCTTCATTATATAAACCATCTGCCATTTTAATTCCCAACATTTCATTTTGAGAATATTTTATACCATACTGATTCAACAACCAAAGTGCTCTATCAGTTACATCCATATAATAAAGTTCGGGATTGATTTTAAATGCAGAGTTTTGATTTTTTCTATGCCACTCTGATTCTTCTGGGATATAATGTGGTTTCTCACCATCACCAAGTTTTCCCAAATCGTGATGAAGTGCAGCAAAAAATAATTCTTCATCAGTAAAATTGATTCTACCACCTTGTTCTGCAAATAGTTTCTTGATACCAAATGCATTTCTACACACATTCATAACATGGTCAATATAACCACCTACATACGCAGAGTGAAAATGTAGTTTCCCACTTGCAGGGGCAATAGTAAGTTCGGTTCCCAATTCGGTTTCCGAATACATATGAAGTAAATTTTCTAATCTATCAGGGTTATTTTTAAACACCTTCTTCAAAAACTCAATAAATTTATTGTAGTTTTCTTCTAATTGTTCTATTGAATAATCTTTCATATAACTTATTTTTATTTTTGTAATGATTAGAAAATTTACTTCGTGTATAAAACTTCATTATTAGGATTGAATCTCAACTAAATAATAATCTGAAGTGTATTGGTCAATTTCAAAATGAATATGAGAAAGACCTTGAGTAGAAATATTCAATGTAGCATCAGATGCCTCTTTGTTAGCCACAAGGATTTCTTTTAGATATGTTGCTGAGAATGAGATTGGTTGAATATCACCTTCACACTCACAATCAACTGCAATATCAATTCGGTTAGTGTTGATATTAGAATGACCGATACTGATTTGTCCTTTACCACCCTTACAAGTAAATGTAAAGTTATTTTCATCTGCAAGAGCACCTTTGGCCTTGATAAAAGTGTTGATAAAAGCCGAATCCAACTTAATCTTCACATCAAAGTTTGGAAGTTGTTTCAAATCAGGTACATTTGGAATAACCGAAAGGTCAGCCAACATATAGTTTACCGAAGTTGATTTATCTTTGAATTTCAAAGAAATTGCCTTACCATCAATATCTTGAATTGCGAATTCTACACCATCACCAAGAACCGATAACATTTTGGTTAGTTTTGTGGTATCATACACACCAAGAGTTGCATTTGAACCATCAAATTCTTTCATACTAACTGAACCCAATACGGATTTGTCATCAGAAATGAATGAAGTATTAAGAGAACCATCTTTTGATTCCCATTTTACTGATTCTACCAAACCAGCGAGAGTGTACTTTTGTACGAAACGATTTAATTTTTGTTTTTCCATTATGATTTATTTTAAATTTATACAAAGATACGAAAAAGACCTGAATATACCAAGTCTTTATTCGTTTATTTTACATCATTGGTGGCATCATAGGAAACTTTTGTTTTTCCTCTGGTTTATCTACTACCATACATTCAGTTGTTAGAATCATACCAACTACCGAAGTTGCATTTTGAATTGCCTCACGAGTCACCTTTTTAGGGTCAATAATACCAGCAGAGAACATATCTACAAATTCGTTAGTTTTTGCATCATATCCCATGGTTTCACCCCCATCTACATCAAAATGAATAAATAGTGATTTGATGATGTCATACGAATCTAGTCCAGCATTTTCCAAGATTTGTTTAATTGGTTCTTGAATTGCCAAAGAAATTACAAGGGCACCCTTCAATTCGGCCTCATCTAATCCACCATCCTGAACCAACTCCTCTACCTTTTGAACACATTTTAGAAGGGCAACCCCACCACCTGCTACAATACCTTCTTCAATTGCTGCACGAGTTGCTTGAAGGGCATCATCTACTCTATCCTTCTTTTCTTTCAATTCAACCTCTGAACCTGCTCCGATGTAAAGAACTGCAACTCCACCTGAAAGTTTTGCCAATCTTTCTTGTAGTTTTTCTCTATCGTAATCGGATGATGCGTTTTCGATTTCAACTTTGATTTGTTGGATTCTCTTTTGAATATCCTCTACCGAACCACTACCATTTACAATTGTAGTTGAATCTTTACCTACGGTTACTTTCTCGCAAGTTCCCAAATCATCCAAAGTGATTTCACTCAACTTATATCCCATTTCAGGTGTGATAAATGTTCCACCTGTTAGGATTGCAATATCTTCAAGGATTTGTTTTTTTCTATCCCCAAATGCAGGAGCCTTAACACAAGTAGTACTCAATAGACCTCGTAGTTTATTTACTACCAAAGTTCCCAAGATTTCTGCCTCAACATCATCTGCGATAATCAATAAGGAACGAGATTGTTGTGATACTCCTTCCAATAGTGGGAGAATATCATTCATATTAGAAATTCTACCATCATAAGTTAAGATGTATGGATTTTCCAATACTGCCGTCATCTTATCTTGGTTGGTCACAAAGTGGGATGACATATATCCCTTATCAAATTGCATACCCTCTACCAACTCCATTGAGGTTTCTAGTCCCTTGGATTCTTCAACGGTAATTACTCCATCAGTTCCAACCTTTTCAAAAGCATCTGATATTAGATTACCAATAGATGAATCATTATTAGCCGAAATGGTTGCTACTTGTTTGATTTTTTCTCTATCAGAACCAACTACCACAGCTTGTTTTTGTAATTCTTCAACTACAACTTTAACTGCTTTATCCATACCTCTTTTAAGGTAAATTGGGTTTGTTCCTTCATTTACAAACTCAAATCCTTTTTGAGCAATTGCTTGTGCAAGAACGGTTGCAGTAGTTGTTCCATCACCGGCAGAATCTGCAGTTCGTTGGGATACTTCTTTTACAAGTTGAGCACCCATGTTTTCAAATACATCTTCTAACTCAATTTCTTTTGCTACTGATACCCCATCCTTGGTGATATGTGGTTGACCTTGTTTCTTTTGAAGTAGAACATTTCTACCAGCAGGTCCGAGAGTTACTTTAACTGCATCTGCGAGTGCATCTAAACCTTTTTTTAGTGATTCCCTTGCTTCGGAATTGAACTTTAATTGTTTTGCCATAACTTTTATTTTAATTTATTATTTATTTTTATATTACATACCCCATACCAGTATGGGATATACTGACATATTGTCATATTATTTTACAAAGATACGAAAAAGATTTCATTTATCCAAAAAATTCACCTAATTTAATTTCGGTTAGTGATGAAGTTGATGGAGTACCATCAAATCGGTAATGATAAGTAAGAGCATCAGCACATACTATATTTCTATCAAGTATATCCAAAATTTCTTCTACTGATTCTGAATTTATAGTAGAATTAGCTTGTGAATTTTCTTTATATTCAAATTCATATAGGTCAAGTATATCATGTTTATTTTTTATTATATCTACCAAGTCAGATATATCTAGTTTACTGCGATTTGAATATGAAATTAGTGTATAGTTTGTATTAAAATCCAATAATTTATTAAAAGATTCAATAACAACATCATCTTTTAAATCTTCAAATTTAGAAATTGCACCTTCTTTTTTATCAGATGATACATCTTCTCGTCTGTTAGATGCTCCAAATAATATGGGTTTATCGTTTTTAATAATAGTTGTCCATAAGTGATAATACGAAAAATATCTGACCCTAGTAGTTTTGGTTTGTTTATTTGATGTTCCATATGGTGGATCGAAATAAACTAAATCAAATGGATCTTGTATATCAAAAACATCTTGATTATATACTTTGTGATCTAAATCATCAACCTTCCAATAAGGAAGTTCTAAATTTAATGGTTTTAAAGATGATCTACTCCATTTTTTTAAATATGATACCTGATGACCCATATCATTACATCGTGGATCTAGTGCTAGCAAAAGAGATGTCAATAAAACAGATTTATTTACACAATCAATCGGATATAATTTATCTATCTCATCTCGTATAGAATCAAGTTTACGAGTAACATCTACATAAAATGGTCTTTTTTTACCATCAGATTGAATAGTACTACCGTTATTATAATGACCTCCATAGTTTTCAGTAAACCATCCATCAGTTGGAGTTAAAGAATTTAAATGATTTATTATTTCATTTAATTCTTTTTTATTATTTTTTGCAAGTAAAAAAGTTTCTGATAGTACTTTTGAATAAGATGCCAAATCATTGGCGGTAGTTTGAAATCCCAAATATTTAAAATGATTAGATACAGTACCTGAACCTGAAAATCCATCAAGTACAGTTTTTATTGGAAGCCCATCAATTATTTGGGTAATTTTTGGTATTATTTTTGATTTACCACCACTATATCTTATAGTTTTAAATGAATTCATATTTTAATTAGATTTTATAAATAAGTTTTTTAAATTAGATTCCCATGTATTAGAATTTCCTTTATAAATATAGTTTCCTTCTAAAACCGAATCAAACACCATTAAGCCAGAAAAACAATTTTTTCCTCGTTTGTTGTAAACCCAGACACCTCGTTGAAAAGGATTTGCAGTTTTACCACCGTATTTAAAATCTATGATTTTATTACAATTAGAATCATTCAAAAAAAATCGAGTGTGTTTTTTTAATTGCTGGAAAGTAATAGATTTTACAACATCTTTTAGTTTATTTAAATCAAGATTTGTCAATCTATATTTTCCACCATCAAATGTATTTAA